CCATACGGAGGCCATGAATAGAGTGCCGGTACGGTGGGTTATCTTCGACTGTTTGAAGTGGGGAGAGCGCACGATTATGGACTTATCTTATTCTGACAGATTAGAGATTTTTAAATCAAATCCTGACCAAGCACACCGAATGGAAGAAGGTGGAGATATTCTCGCTTTTTACAATCTTGCTATCAATGATGGCTTTGAGGGTATTATTGTAAAGAACCCTAATCTTTCTTATGAAGCAGGTAAAAGAAGCACAGGTTGGGCAAAATACAAACCGCCACAAATTGAATTAGATGTGGTTATTCTTGCGGCTTCTTATGGAGAAGGTCGTAGGTCAAATGTATTTGGTACTTTTGAAATCGGAGTAAAGTCCGATAATGGTTTCGTTAATGTTGGTTCTATTGGAACTGGTTTTTCCGATTTGGATTTAACTCGACTAACTACTAAACTAAGAACTATCGTTGAAGAATATAAAGATGGTAGATATGTATTTCTTCCAAGAGTTGTTTTGGAAGTAAAAGCAGATTTGGTTAGCACTGATGCAAAGGGGAATATTGGTTTGCGATTCCCTCGGATGAAAAGAATCCGTGACGATAAGTTCGTAGCAGACATTAACACTATTGAAGATGTGGAGAGATTAAAATGATTGAAGTAGGAGGATTAACAGTAATTGACTTTAAGACATACTCATGTATTGATATTGATAATGATGGGTATGCTCATTTAAAAGATGTGACTACAACACAAGGTAGGCCAAAGAAGATGAAGGCAACACTTGTTCCTTATTTTAAAGACGGTGAATTTATTACACCCGAACCGGAACCTGCTGAAAAATACAAGATGAATACTACTTTCAGTCTTCGTAAGATTGCTACAAGTGAAACTGATTTATCAATTAGTCATGGTGCAATCCGTTTATTGAAAGAATGGACAGATACAGCAATAAGAAATATGGTTGCTAATGCTGAAAGAAATGCTATAATTCGTGGCAAAGATACCATTGAAGCGGCGCATTTCTTTTGGTTGGAAACGAATATGCAAGTTGATGGCTATTGGCCGGACAACAATGATTATGTAAAGAAGGAGGAATAATTATGTTTAGTAAAGATATGCTAATTGGAATAATGCTTGGAATGTCAAAGGCTGAAATTCATTTGGATAGAAGCGATAAGTCGCAGATTGGTTATCGAGTTAGGCTAAGAGTTAATCTTAGAGCAACAGAACCCTTTCTAAAAGCAGTTGAAAGAACTTTACTTCAACACCAAATAACAACAACCTATCGTGATAAAGAACATAGCAGTCGCCTTAAGCCAATTCTTAGGATTGGTGGTATTAAGAACTTGTATAGACTTTGTGAACTTATTCCAGATAATCTACCTGATGCAAAAGAAGAATGGTTTGTATTTAGAGAAGCCGTTGACATTGTTGCTAATGACAGACACCTTCAATTAGAAGGACTTGAAAGACTCTTTGAACTCAAAGGTGTTGAGTAATGAATAGACGAGAAATTATGTTGGCCTTTAAAGACCATCCAAAAATTATTGAAGAATATGCAAAACTGTGGTATTCTGAAGTTGATTGTTTAAAATGCGGTATTTCTTTTGTTAAAAAACAACACAACCAAAGGTATTGTAGTATAAAATGTAGAGAACAAAAAATAAAAAGAACTTTGAATTGTTCTCTCTGTTCTAAACCGTTTGTTGCTAAAAGTTCTAGACATGCTTATTGTAGTGTTGTCTGTCAAGAAGAGAGTTATAGACAAAAAAGAGGAAGTTTGAGACGAAAACAACAAAAGGCATTTGACAAAGCCAGCAAGAAAAAATTTCTTACTGAATTAAAAACAGTAGAATGTTCTTTTTGCAGTGTTGAATACGAACAACACAAAAGTTCAAAATCAAAATTTTGTTGTGATTTTTGTAGAAAGTCTGCAAGAAAATTTAAGGAGTAATAATTATGGGATTTACAACAATGGAAACAAAAAGGCCGTTTCTTTTAACTGGAAAAACTGGAACAGGTAAATCCTTTAAAGCAAGGGAACTATTACCTAATGCTCCAATTTTCTATGCAAATGAAATGGAAATCAAAGACTTAGGTTCAATGTCAAAAGATGATGGAATAATCATAGAGGACATTCATATTAAACCTAAGAAGGATGAGATTCTAAATGTTCTTAGAAAATATAGAGGGCAAGTTATTATTACATCTATTAATGAAAAAAGCGTACCTAAAGATATTAAGGCCATGTGTCAAATCAAAAGGGCTGGTTCTAACAAATACTTGTTAGAGAACATTATGGAAATGGCTCCACATTCTTTAGAACCACTATCAATTGAACAAGATACTTACAGTTTAGTATCAATGTATCTTAGGGAAACTGATAGGGACTTAATAGCGAAGATAATGAAACATAACAAACCAGCAGATACTCAAATACTTTCTTGGTTGGTAGAAAACCTACACCCAAATAAGATATTGTTCGTTGATGGAGTTGTTAAGCGAAGATGGTCACAGAATTACTTTTATGAAATGTTGGCGTATGCACATGCTGGAAAACAATTTGGACAAGTTAAAATGCCTAAGCGTGGAAAGTATTCACAGAAGCCAAAACTGATTAAAAGGGTAGGAATAAAAACTGGAGAAGAACGCCTACTTCGACAGTATTTAAAGGACGAAGAATTTATCGAATATGCTAAGACAAAGTTGAATAACGGCGAATGTCGCATTCTTGGACTTGGTGAGAAAAGGCGAAGAAAGAAGACTGACCCTGTAAAGGTTCAGCAAAAAACACTGGGGGATTACCTGTGAGAAATAAAAGATTAAAACAAAGAATTAAAAATATATTGAAAGAAAATGAAGATTTGACCACTGGAGAAATTATGTTTGTATTAAATAATGTTCCTTCTATTAGTGGTCACAACAGAAAAAAGAAAATACTGAAGACTAATTCTAGGCATGACAACCCAACAATTACTCAACTGTCAATGTTGCTTAGAGGATTAGCGCATAAAAATGGTTTCTGTAATGAAACTAAACAAACAAGATGGAAATTAAAGGAGGAAAATGAAAATGTTATGGACAGAAAAATACCGGCCCAATAAGATTGGAGACATTGTAGGACAAGAACACTTTGTAATGGATGCAACTACTTGGATTGAAGAAGGAAACATGCCAAATGTTCTATTGTTTGGTAATCCGGGAACAGGTAAAACTGCCGCAGGTATTGCTTTAGCAAGAGGTATTCTTGGTGATAGTTTCAAAGATAACTTTGTTGAAGTAAATGCTTCGGATGATAGGCGTCTTGAAGTTGTAAGAACTACAATTAAGACTATTGCTCAAAGTGGGACAATTGGTGATGCACCATTTAGAATTATCCTGCTGGATGAATTAGGCGGTATGACAATTGATGCTCAAAGTGCATTAAAGCGAATGGCAGAACGATTCGCTAACAATGTTCGTTTCATTATTACTTGTAATGATAGAAGCAAGATTATCCACGCACTTCAAAGCCGGTGTGCTAACTATCATTTTAAGCCACTGAACAATGAAGTGATTTTGGAAGTAATCAAATCAATACTTCAAAAAGAGCAAGTAAATGTATTTGCTGATGATGAATTGGCAACCTTCATATATGAGGTGGATGGTGACTTACGCAGGGCGATTACCGAGATACAGGCGGCGAAATCCTCCGGTTTCTCATTATCGAAACAAATTGAATCATCTCACAAAGAATACAATGAAATACTAATTGAAATACTTAATAAAAATCCAAACAAAGCATTAACAGACCTACATAAACTCGTTTATGAGGGTCGTAGCGTAAAACAAATCTGTTTAGGTTTGCACAATGCTATTATTGCTTCGGCTGGCTTGGATAACACAACCAAGTATAAACTGTTAAGAACAGTAGGGGAAAGCGAATACCGTTCGACTACCATGACCCCTAAAGTGTTAATATCATGGATGGTTGGACAACTAATATAAAAAAGGAAGTGAAAATATGTTAAGCGAAAAAATGCAAAACGAATTGGAAAAGAGCGCACAATACCTGAGTATGACGGTAGAGGAAGCAACAGCGAAATATACGGAGATTTGTTCCGAAAACAATGTTGAACTGAATGACGATTTAGGAATCGGTCTTTGGCGAAACTTTGCGGCACAAGCAAAGCGTAGAGAAAAGCAAGGCGAAACAGCAAGCAGTGGAAGCAATTCTTTAGTTAAGAAGTGTTTTGGTTTCTTTGTTGCTTTAGAAGCACCAAGAGATATGATGAGTTGGAATCGTAATCGAGCAAAGGAAGAATACAACCGTGATTCGGATAATGCTTTGAATGAAGGCCATGTAGCAATTGCTACTCAAAATGCTTTGGGTAAGTGGATGATTAGCCGTTATCATAATGGTGAATATCAAGAACGAATGGTTTCCGATTTGCCAACAGGTGCAGAAGAAATGCCAGATGGTGTAATGGTTATTCCTTTGGATAATACCAAAGCATACATGAATGGTGGAGAAAACCGTAATTATGGTAAGCCTTTGCCTTTGGAACAAATGCGACGAAGTGGTGTTTTCTATGGAAGTGTTGATGGTGCTGATATGAAGCCTTATCAATTTTCTTACAAGAATCAAGGTGGAGTGGAATTTATTCCCGATTGCTATGACTTTGTTCACTTTGTTGGTATTCCTTCAGAAGACGGAAACAGTCTTTATGGAATGACTATGACAACAAAGAACAGCCTTATCCGTAATGCTGATTTGGACCCAGAAAACTCGGACTATCGAGATATGGGCGATGTTGATTGGGTTAGTATTCTTAATGAAAACTTTGAAAGTCATATGGTTGAATTGGTTGAAATTGACCGAGCGCATATTTCTCGACAAACTCTACCTGCAAAGGATAGGTTTGTAATTACAAGTGGTACTGTTTGTAATATGAATATGATGCCTACTTCAAACGGCAACCGTATTCTAAACATTACTGATTTGAATGCTGAATTTGATTATGATAATGAGTCAAACATGACTACTTGTTGGATTCCCGAACATCTAAATATTGATTTTGGTATTGGTTCAACTATTGTTGTAATTGGTCGAACTTCTCAACGATTGGTTGATGGTGTTGCTGACCCAGTGACTATCAATGTTTCTTCTGTTCTTGTGACAGATAAGCGTGGTTCTCCTGTTGAAGTTGATGCTCCGGTGGAGGAAACCTTTGATTGGTTTTGATTGAGATTCCGACTATTTCCCCGTAGAAATGTCGTAGGCCTTATGTCGGCCTAGTAAGTTGCGGTATGATGTGTTGGCGACATTACAGAATTCATATTGGAAATAGCATGTCCAAGTGTAAGTGTGAACTTGTGGAAACAATTGACGCTCGAATAGGTGCAAAGCCTATCCTAAAAGGAGGAAAATAAATGAATGATATAATTGAAGATAAGTTCATTCTAAAAGGAGAAAGTTATATTGCAGATTTGCAAAAGGTTGATTTTCTCACTTGGAATGAGAACGATAAGATAGCAGAAACTTATTTTGTTAAGTTCCACATTGGAACAAAAGAAACAAGATTTGTCTGTTCATCAAAGAAAGAATTACTTGGCATCATTAAAGCATGGTGTCAAGCGAATGGTAAAAATGTAGATATAAATGAAAATGATATAGGTGATTGGCTTGCTAGGGACTAAGAAAGAAAAAACGAATTTTAAAGAATTGATGGCTCAAAAAAGAGCGCAACGAAAAGCACGAATGGTATTAGGTATTTGGGGAGAACCCAAGACCGGAAAAACCGGAATTGCATTGGACTTCCCCGATAAGAACATTTATGTTCTTGATTGGGATAGAGGTGTTGAATCAACTTGGTTTGAACACCATGATGCAACAGAACGAATCAATGTGTATTGTCCTATCGTAATGCGAAAGGATAACATTATGGATATTGACAAGAGCGAACAAAACTCTCTTGACTTCATTAACTTTGCTAAAGAACAAATGGAAGCAGGTGAAGACATTGTATTCGTTATGGATGGTGTTGATACTTGGCTTGATAGTTGTATTCTAAAGGTTAATCCTAACCCAAGAGTTGTGACAAAGATTATGCCGTTTCAGTATGGTAATAGAAACAAGACTTTCTATTTCCTATTGGAAGCAATTTACCAATTGAATTGTGATGTAATTTACATTACTCACGAAACAGAAAAGTATGTTGATAATACCCCTGTTGGTGTTCAACCTGCTTGGAAAGATTGGGGCGGAAAACTTGAACAAGAGATTTACTGCTCAAAGAAGAAGGTAAAGAACGAGTTGCATTTTACTGCTGAATTGATTGGTTCACGAACTAATGGTAATTTGGTAGGAAACAAATGGACTGTGCGTGAAGGAACTCCCCCTAATATTCAATGGAACGGCGTTCCTGAATTAAGGGAGGGTAAGATTTGA